CGAGCTCCGCAAGATTGCCGAGTACATTGAAATCAACACTACGGAAGATACCGCAGTAGCGGGCTAACCCCCGCTACAAACCCCTTTGACAGTGTGTTTTCCTAATAGGCGCTAATCATATATTCATTCCAGAAGGCGAAAAAGACGTAAATACGCTTACAAAACAAGGGTATATAGCTTTTACTTATGGCGGCTGTGGAGATTGGCAAAAAGATTTTGCAGAACTGGTAAAAGGTGCAAATGTTTTTATACTGGCAGATAATGACGAACCTGGGTTGAAAGTAGCTAAACAAATTTTTGAGGATCTAGAAGACATTGCAAATAAAAGAAAAATTATTGTCCCTATGCCTAACATTCCGAAAGCAGATATTACAGATTTTTTTGAGAGTGGAAAAAATAGGGAAGACTTTGAACAGCTACTAAAAGAAAAACCGTTACAAGAAACCGTACAGAGGAATCAACAAAACCTACAGAATATATTAGTATCCTTGAATGCCGCAAGGCGATTTGAAACAAATGATAAAGGATTTGGTGCATTATTTTCGGAGGTGTTCAAAGACAAGCACCGTTATAATCCTAGCCGAAAAGATTTTATGCTTTATGATGGCAAACGATGGATAGACGATATAGAAGGATTGGCGGCCAGAGCAGATGCAAAGCTATTATCTGATGCACTTTTACAATATGGCAGCAGCCTGGGGGATACCGATTATCTTAAATCTGTAACGGCATTATGTAATATCAGAAACCGGAATAATATGTTGCAAGACAGCAAGGATGTTTATTATTTCAGTAACGAGGATTTGGACAAAAACGATTATTTGCTGAATGTGCAAAATGGAACACTAGACTTGAACGGAAAAGAGCCTGTGTTTACCGCACATGATCCCGATATGCTACTATCAAAGATTTGCAATGTAGAATATAATCCTACCGCTAGTTGTAAAGAATGGGAAAAGTTTCTATTAGAAATCATGCAGGACGATACAGAAAAAATCAAGTATTTGCAAAAAATAGCAGGGCTGTCATTGACGGGAAACACGCAGGAAGAAACTTGCTTCATTTTGTACGGAAGTACAACACGAAACGGAAAATCTACACTATGCGAGACCCTTATATATTTGTTGGGCGATTATGCTCTTACGATGAAGCCGGAAAGCCTTGCTGTAAAGCAGAATATTGATAGCCGACAGGCTTCTGGAGATATTGCAAGATTAGCAGGTTGCCGCTTCTGTAACGCCAGTGAACCGCCTAAACGAATGTTATTTGACACGGCATTATTAAAATCTTTGCTAGGACGGGACAGCATCACGGCACGACATTTACACCAAAGGGAATTTAGTTTTATTCCTAAGTTTAAGCTAGTCATAAATACGAACTATCTACCGACTATCGTAGATGATACGGTATTCAGTTCGGGAAGAATCAATGTTATTTCTTTCGACCGCCATTTTGAACCGGAAGAGCAGGACAAGCACTTAAAAGACAAACTGCGTAACAAGGACGAATTAAGCGGAATTTTGAACTGGTGTATTGATGGTTTGCGGTTATATCGTGAAGAAGGATTGAAAGCCCCGGCAGCAGTCGTATCAGCTACAGAAACTTATAGAACAGATTCGGACAAGATCGGTAATTTCATTAAGGATTGTTTGGAAAAGACCGGGAAAAACAGTAGCGTGAAAAGCATTTATGAATTGTATGACAAATGGTGCAGTGATAATGGGTTTGGCATTGAAAACAAAGGGAATTTTATCGCAGAATTGAAGAGCAAAGGCATTTATGCAAGCAGCGGAACAGTAGGTGGCAAGACTGTTAAAAACATCGTAAAAGGGTATACAGAAGCAACCGAATTTATCGAATATACCGGAAGTGAACCACTACCTTTTGACTAAGGAAAAACGGCAAATGTGCAAATTGTGCAAAATAAATGTAAATTCTCTATAAGCTAACTTTAGAATGTCACATAAGAAATGCACATTTTGCACAAATCCAGTATTTATGCGGATTTGCAGACTTTTGAAAATTGCAATCTGCATTTTATCTGTAACGTTTTTATGAAAGTAGGTGTAAAAAATATTTTGATTAGTAAAGAATATGTAGAATACATGAAGTCGGATGAATGGCAAAAAATGAAGCATAGTCGTTTAGAAATTGATCACTATTCATGCGTTATGTGTGGGTATTCAAAGAAACCGGAAATTTTAATGGTGCATCATTTGAATTATAAGCGACTAGGTCACGAAGATGTATGGAAAGACTTAGTTACACTTTGCCCGGTATGCCACAGAAAAGTACATAGGATGCTTAAACGTAAACAAGAGCCGGGGACTAAGTACAACGCAGTAGTTTAACTTCATAAAAAGACAAATTATAGAAAGAAGGTATTTTATGAGAAAAAATAACTATCCACAAGCGGCAGTAGATGAAATAGAACCGGAAGGAGTACAGCAACTTTGCAATTCTATCCGGGAACTGTACGATAAGGGCAAACCTCAAAGCGATGAAGAGGTGAAACAACGTATTGACGAATATTTTGACTTCTGCCAACGCTCAAGCATACGCCCAGGCATTGAAACATTAGCATTGAGCCTTCATGTTAGCAGAATCACGATATATAACTGGGGGAATGGTGTATGTTGCTCACCGGAGCGGCAGGAGATCATACAGAGAGCGAAAGGCTTTATAGCTGCATTCTTAGAACAAGCCATATTATGCGGCAAGATTTCACCACCTAGCGGAATTTTTATTGCGAAGAATTGGTTAGGTTATCGAGATTCTATCAGCATAGAAGAAAGCATTCCCAAAACATCCACACAAAAGGCATTAACGGCAGAAGAACTGCCACAACTAGGAGAATGGCAGGGCAATAGCGAGTTGCCAACTTTATAGTCGGTATTTGTAACGTAATTGTATAAACAGAAAGTGAGGAATAATTATGAAGAAAATTCAACAGTATTTCAACAAGGTGATGGCAGAACTAAATGCATATAAGACGGTCGTAGATGCTTTTATTCCGCAGTATCAAGCGGAAGTGAAGAAGCACGAAGCGTTTTTGACTGGTATGAAAGGAAAGTATACAGAACAATATATTGAGCAGCAGAGGGCGGCATGGAAACCTAAAACAAATTATTCTGATGTGATTGCATCGGAGAGAGAGAGAAACATCGGGCTTCTGCAGACTTTTATATTAGTCTGATGAAGAAAGACCTTGATTCATTTTTTAATAGTCCGGTTCGTACGGAGTTTGCAAATAAAGTCACGGCAATAAAATTGACTGGCTTGCAACTGTCAGATGCTGAATTCAGATTATTGCAGGAATCAGCTACTACCTACTTGGAAAGACGGCTGTTAGGGCAACTTGCGGCAGATAGAACACATAGCGAGAGAATTAACGGGCAGGAAGTGAACACGGCAAATCCTTCTTATGATGTGACGGTTCCCGACATTGACGAAATTTATAAAGCATTCAGAAGTATGCAGGAAAATGTAGAAATCGGTTTTCAGTGGTACTGCGGCACAAATATGGAATTCCGGGACTTTGTCGCAGGTGGTAGTGATAATACAATGTTTGCTACTTACGGTGCTCATTCTCTAAATTGCTTTGATACTGGGAAAAATGATAGCTACAAACGCTTCTCCGGGCTGATTGAAAAGGCGGAAGGCATACTGCCGGAATCAAAGGTAAAAATGGAATTGACAGAAGCTGACAAGCGATTCATTGAGGTTATCCTTCCTACAAGTGATTACGAAAGATATCAGAATCTCACTAAAAGCAAGGCGGCAGATCTCGCAAAGGCAAGTGATGAAATTGCGTCTATTCTGCTACTTGATCCGAGATTTTCGGAAGTGGTAGAAAAAGCCCTGGCAGAAGCGGAATAAAGTGTTTATAAAGGTACACCTTTAAAGACACTAAAGATAATGCATAAAACCATATATTCCATAGTTTGTAAATGTGCAATTTGATTATTACAAACGTTTATAAAATAATTTGACTTTTATAAACACTATGTTATAATAAAAGTACACCACTACGAAATATAATAAAGGAAGGGAAGTACAAGCTATGGAATATGGATATGCTAGAGTATCAAGCAAGGAGCAGAATTTGGCGAGACAGATTAAAGAATTGGTAGGCGCAGGAGTTGAGGAAAGGTACATATATACAGATAAACAATCTGGTAAGGACTTTGATCGAAAATCATATAATCTTCTTGTGGGTACAGCAAATACAGCCCCATTACTTAGAGAAGGTGACTTACTTACTGTATATAGCATTGACAGATTAGGAAGAAACTATAATGAGATAATGAAACAATGGCAATATATAACGCAGGAATTGAAAGCGGATATTAGAGTGCTGGATATGCCGTTGTTGGATACTAGAAGTAATGGGAATAGCCTTGACAGCAGATTTGTAGCGGATCTTGTATTACAGATTCTTTCATATGTTGCGCAAAAGGAAAGAGAGAACATAAAGGTAAGACAAGCGCAAGGAATAGCAGTAGCCAAAGAGCAGGGAAAACATTTAGGAAGACCGATAGCCACCTTCCCGGATAATTGGGAAGAAGTGTATAAGCAGTGGAAAGAAGGGAAAATAACGGCAGTGGAAGCCATGAAGCGTGCAGAATTAAAGAAGAATACTTTTTACAATTTAGTAAGGAGATATGAGCAAGGGCAGGCATAATAAGCTATGCCCTTTTTCTTTGAAAGGGTGGAGGGGGGTCTGATAAAAAAAAGGAAATCCCTATACTAAGTCGCTTCTAGTGCCCCACAAAAATAAAAAGGCTTTTATAGTCGAAATGTCGGTGTATCACGTTCGCCATAATGGCGAGTGAAATAAAAAAGAAGGAAGCCCTTTACTTTCCAACGGTGCAAGGCTTCCCCCTATATCTACTTTTATTATATTTAGAAAGTAGGTGTAAAACAATGAGCAATGAAGAAATTGTGCAAGAAATTCAAAACGGTATTAACGTTACGGATAACATGGAACTATTGTATAGGCAAAATATGCCTTTAATCAGAAGATTTATAAAACCGTATTCGCATTATGAAAATATGGAAGATTTGGAGCAAGAAAGCTACTTCGGGCTATTTGAAGCTACAAAGAATTACGATCCGAACAAGGAAGCAAAGTTTATAACCTATGCTAGATTCTGGATTGTACAAGCTGTGTCCCGGTATATACAATGCAATACCCCTGCGGTTCGCATTCCAAGCGGTTTAAATGGGAAAATAAACCGTTACAAGAAATATGTAAGTAAATATGTGCAAGAGCATGGATCGGAACCGGATACAAGGCAAATAGGAGAAGCATTAGGGTGTACGGATGCGCAAATAAGGTTGATACAAATGTATTCATCTTCCGTAACGTCATTAGATGCAGAAGTGCTATGTAATGATGAGGGAGAAGGAAAGAGACTGTTAGACACAATACCCGATGATAATACTGATGTTGAGAGAGGGAGTATTGAAAATGCATATAATAGGCAAATGCAGAAGGATATAAGATATGCGGTCGATACTTTCCTTGGTGATAGAGAAAAAAAGGTGATTGAAGAAACCTTTTTTCATGGAAAGACCCTAAGAGCAGCCGGGGAGACAATAGGAGTAACGGGGGAACGAACAAGGGCTATCCAGGCAGCAGCACTAAGAAGACTTAGAATTCGGGGAAGAAAGTTATTATTGCAATATGCTGAATTGAATGCTAGCATATATCGTGGAACGAATGAAAACTTCAAACAACACAATTCCTCTATAGTGGAACATATAGCAATTACTAAACAAGATCTACAGAGAGAATATGAAGATAGGGTAAGAGAAGCCATGGGAGTTTAATGAATGATGTACAATTTCTTTCGTAACACACACGTAGCACACAAAAGGCTTAAAATGCTGATAAAATAAGGGGATTCAGTTCTCAAAGAGATAATTCAACCGAATATCAGAAGAACAGCGAAACCCTTGGAAATCCAGTATTTCCAAGGGCTTTCTTATGTTTTGAATTCATAAAGAATTGTTGTGAAAAAGGGTCAATTTGTATGCGTGAAACACAAGTGACACCTATATGAAACACATGAAAAAGGATATTTTGAAACTGACCACTAGCATCATATGCCTCGTTGGGAAACCGACGGGGCGTTTTTTAATCGAAGCAGACGATACGGAATACGGAAAGGTTAGCTATGTGCGTTTTCATATGCTTTTCGGATTTCGTCCGGCAAGTGGTCGGGAATCAGTGCCTTTAGTCTGTCCTCACTGCCGTCTTTGATTGCCTGCTCATAGTACCAGCATTTGAATTTCAGCATATCCAGAGTGCGGTTCATCTGCGCAAGCTCTGCCTCCATGTGCGACCGTTGCTCCTCAAACAGTGCCTTGCGTTGCGGGTAGGTGGACGGCCCTTCTACACACCAATCCATGAATTGCCGGATGTCCTTGATTTCCATGCCAGCTTTTTTCAGACATTCAATGACCCGGAGTGCTTCAATCTCCGTGTCAGCGAATTTGCGGATGCCGGACACCCGTTCCATGTTCGGAAAAAGTCCCTGCTTGTCATAATAGCGCAGCGTGGAGATAGGCAATCCGAACATCTCTGCCACCTGTCCAATTGAATACATAAATTTCCCTCCCCAAATTTTCAAAAAATATATTGACCTAAAGTCAGGTTTAGGTATTACTATGAGAATAATACAAAGAATATCAAAATGCAAGGAGTGTTCTACGATGAATAAAAATGTACTGATTATTTCCTCAAGTCCCCGTAAGGGCGGCAACTCCGAAACGCTGGCGGCAGCATTTGCCGAGGGCGCACGAGAGGCAGGCAATCAGGTAGAAACCGTATATCTGCGGGAAAAGCAGGTTGGCTTCTGCAAGGGCTGCCTTGCCTGCCTGAAGTTGGGGCACTGCGTCATCCAAGATGATGCCGTGGAAATTGCTGCCAAAATGCACGATGCAAATGTGCTGGTGTTCGCAACGCCCGTCTACTATTACTGCGTCAGCGGTCAGCTCAAGACTATGCTGGATCGTGCCAACCCGCTGTTTGATACGGATTATGCCTTTACGAAAGCCTACTTGCTGGCAACGGCGGCAGAGGACGCATCGGATACCTTTGCGGGCACAGAGAAAGCTGTGCAGGGCTGGGTAGACTGCTTCCCACGCTGTGCGCTGGCTGGCGCAGTGTTTGCAGGCGGCGTAAACGGCGTGGGAGAGATCACGGGTCATATTGCACTGGAGCAAGCTTATCAGATGGGCAAGGAGGTGTGAGCCATGGCAGTTAAACAAACGGCAGGCAGAGAGGCTTTGGGGGAATTTGCTCCCAAATTTGCGGAATTGAATGATGATGTACTGTTCGGGCAGGTGTGGAGCAGGGAAGACAAGCTTTCCCTGCGAGACCGTAGCATTGTAACAGTGGTGGCGCTGATGGCGCAAGGGCTGACGGATTCGTCCTTTCAGTACCACCTGACAACTGCAAAGAACAATGGTGTGACCAAAACGGAAATTGCGGAGATTCTGACACATTCGGCATTTTATGCGGGCTGGCCCAAGGCATGGGCGGCCTTCCGTATGGCAAAGGAGGTATGGGCGGAGGACGATGCCGCCGACGCAAAAGCAAAACACCAGAACGAGATGGTATTTCCTATTGGCGCACCCAATGACGCCTTTGCGAAATATTTTATCGGACAAAGCTATCTCGCACCTCTATCTACGCAGCAGGTCGGTATTTACAATGTGACCTTTGAACCCGGTTGCCGTAAACTGGATTATGTAGCATAAGAGTGTATAGCGTGTCTGTAGTCTGATTTTTGCCATAAATAAGTACA